TATAAGAAGGAAATATGTAGGGTGTGGATAACCGAAACCGGTCGCAGGTGTGTGACCTTAGGTTACTCATTTTTATGTTATTGTATACCAAACAGTAAGAGCAAAAAAATGTGCTGCTACAAGCCAAAAATGCTTTTAAGAGTTGGCTACAGTGCATAAAAGTATAACACAAAGACAGGTTTATGAGTAAGGCAATACCGCACCCTGGCGCCAGGTGTGTGGTTGGCAGGATATGATGCACTTGGCAAGCAACTTGGCAGGGCAATGTGTACCTGGCACAAAATATATAGGATTAAGAGGAAACACGTTGTAACAAATTGGTGGAAAGTGTATGCTAAGGGCAACCGAAAACGGTTGCAAATATAAAAGTATAGTATTTTAAACAAAAATATATATATTGTGCATGTATATTACTTATGTGTGTAAGGCGCGTGCAAACCAAAACGCGTGCAACAGCCACTGAGTCACAGGGTGTAACAAGAGGTAATTGTTTATTGCACATAAACACACATACACATTACACAAATAACTTACATTACACACAGAACACACACACACATATACATAACAGTACATACACACATATATATAACAGTACATATACACATATATTACCTTTTAGTTTTGGCGCGCTTACGTTTAGGGGCAGCAGAGGCTTTGGAAACAGCAGGGCGCTTAACACCTGTACGAATAGAGGACCGTCCCCTATATCCACTTTGTAACAAAAACTTGCGTCCCAAAGGATACTGATCCAATTCACTAGAAAACTTTTCTTTTAAATTAACCTCCCAAAAACTAAGGTTCTTATAGGGATCTGGCTTTTCCTTTTCAGGAGTGGGCTTTTGACAGGTAATGGCCTGTGACTGCACATACCTATAGGTATCTTCTAATGTACCATTTGGGGGAGGCGATAACCCAAAGTTCCAGTCTTCCAAAACAGAGGGATTCATTGTGTGAATATAGGCCATTACTTCAGCAGACAATGTAATGCTACATAATTGAAAAATAAATTGTAAATCATACTCTTCCACATGACGCATGTACTCTTTATAATCAGAATTGGTGTATGTGGAAGATGTAGTTACGGATGCACATAATGTCATGTTGGTACTGCGTGTGGTATCTACCACAGTAACAAACAGTTGATTACCCCAACAAATACCATTGTTATGTCCCTGGGCTTTTTGTAGCCAATATGGCTTATTAAACAATTGTGCCTCAGAGGACACCAAAGAGCCGCTCGGGGTGTTAACATATATACTACTCCCTACAGACGTGCGATTTCCACTACCCTTAATTATAAGTGTATCAGGCACAGGTTCCCCCACCTCGCCAGCCCTGTTAAAAAAATGTCTGGCAAACATTTGTTCCTTCCGTAGAAAAAAAAATAATCTATCACCATATGGGTCTGCAGCCATTTGTAAATAATCTGGATATTTACATGTAGTGCCACATATGTCAATAGGAACATCTGATTTATTGGTCTGCAAATCAGCAAAATTCATAGCACCAAAGCCTGTGTCAACCATATCGCCATCCTGTATAACACTGGTAATAAGTTCTAAGGGCGGGCAGTCACCAGCCTGTACAGGTGTATTAGTACACTGTTTACCTTTACCCCAATGCTCGCCCAAAGGGGGGGCACATCCAACCATGCATAATTGTGTTTGTTTATAATCCATACCTACATTAACCCTGTTATCCTGTCCAGGGTTACCACCACTCCCTGAATTTTCAACATCATCATATTTATTTAGGAAAGGATGTCCACTTACACCCACACCTAATGGCTGTCCCCTGCCCACCTCTAGGCCTGTGCATGCCCATACTAAACGTTGTGTTGTGGGATCGAAAAGAGACGAGTCAGGCAATGCAAATTTGTTAGGATCTGGTAACACCACCTTAAATACCCTGTATTGATATCCTGACACCTTTGGCACAACAGTTTTGTTAGCCCGTTTTATGGAAAAATAAGGATGTCCCACTGCAAGAAGTCTAGAACTGCTGGCATGATAAAATATGTTGGTGCGAGTAACATAAGCATCCGTGGCAACAACTTTGGATACAGGGTTAGGAGGAGGCACATATACTGTGCTGTCGCTAGGCCGCCACATCTGAAAAAAATAAGGGAATACGTTTACGGCGTTTACGTGCAAAATACCATGCAGGATGCAAATAAAATCCAGAACCTGTAATGAAAACAGGGCCTGTAGGTAAAGCAGGAGTTACAGGACTAAAGGGTGTTCCCATAGGTGCAGTAGGAAAAGTTATATCAGGGCCAGATTGTAAAAACAGGTCATTAGGAAGTGACAATGGAACTGTGGTGTTACCCCACGGTTGTGTAACTGTATTAGGTGTGGAAGTTAAATATGTATCTGATATATTTGTAACAGGGTGTTGGGTAGGGTTAATGCCAGGTTCAAAAGATTCAGCATAAATATCAAATGTATCATCCTGTGCAGCCACAAGAGGGTGCATTTCTATTTCTTCTGCAGCCTGTGCAATAGGTGAAATATCATAAAAATAATGAATGCGGGCCCCTATGTGCTTTCCGCTGCGAGTGTGCATAGACCCCCGTTGTCCAATGCGACTGTACCGCACAAGGCCACGTCGGGACGCAATGGCAGGTCTGTGCAAACGAATTATGTCCATAAAAGCCTCATCAGGTGCATTGTGTATAGAATCATGACTAAATTGTACACTAACATCCTCCCCTTCATATACAGGGTTATCATATGTAATTAAGCGTTGAGGAGTGGAAAGAAATGCAGGGTCTGTAACCTGCACCTGGTGCAATGCACGACTATATAGGCCCACACGAGGCCGAGGTGCAGTACCAGGAACAGGGGTACTGGATGTAGGACCGCTATCACTAGATGATACCACAAAAGTATCTAAAGGAATTTCCTCTATAGGGTGTGACGTTACAGTGGGTGCAGAAATTAATATATGTCCATTAGCCTCCACGGGTGGTTGGGGTTGTGTTACAGAAGGTTCTGTAAAGACAGGATTTCTAAATATACTAGTAGTAGTGTGACTAGTAACTGATACATCCAATATTGCAGGGGTAGTTGTTTCAGAGGATGTAATTGTAAACCCACCGTGTGCAGGGGGCACAATTTCAGGCGCCCCTGCGTTAATGATTGCCGATTCTTCAATTAAAGACACAATAGATGGATCCGAAGGGGCCACAGGCTCCACCACCACAGGAGGACGAGCCATAGGCCCACTAGTAATAGAAGGTTTTGCAGAAGTTTGTAAGGGAACATAGCCAGTACGACCCCCAGTGCCGGAACCCGTGCCTATACCCAACCCTCCAAAAAACACCCCCAAACTTCCCCATTTTAATATTTGATCTGCAATGGTGTTGTGCTCCACCTTAGGAATTACATCTGGGGGGCATGTTCCAGTGAGTTTACATGTTTGATATAGCTGTGTAGCTGACGCACGCTTGCGTCGTCGGGCCCTACTATGTGCCATGGTATACAAAGCATACACTGTTACAAATATAAAAAACGGTTTACTCTAATTCATATATATATAATCACCATCAGTAGTATAATGCATAGTTACATAATCATCATTACAGTTGTGTTTGTTACACTTCTTACATTTGGTGTGTTTATCCCCTTGTACAGCTCTATAGTGCATCAATAATAACCCCAACATCCCTACAATAAAGGCACATAACAACCACAAACCCAGCCAGGTATCTCCATCATTAAATTGACATGTTAGCATCATTGCTGTGTGGTAACAATATAGTAGTGTATATACAATGCGGGACAGTAACACACAAGTAGAGTTAGTAGGAAAAATTGCAAGGGGGTTGTTAATAGCAGCCACAATAGTAAATATAAAAGCAGTGTTAGTACTAGCACAGATGTGTACACAATAAACTCAGATATCCATACAATAAGTATGATGCTAACAAAACATACAACAAATGCAATTATAACAGGCAGTATGAATGTGCTGGTTGTTCCTGCAGCTATTTGTACAGGCACCACTTCCATACATGTACAGTTGTATTACACCAATACCATATATTTACACATTTACATATATACAAATTACAATAGGTGCAGTGACATAAATCCCAGTTTGTGGCTAATGGTAGGGGGTATTTTTACAACATCTAAAAACTGTTGCCTTTGTTCCTCACTATCATATGTTACAGTTACAATGGCATGTTTATGTGGTGCCTTTGAGGAGGCCCAGTGCCACGTTGATGATATTAAATCAAATAAATGTCTGTGTCTGTCATTTAGCCTATATCTAAAACACTTTAAACAATTGGATTCACCTTGAAATTGCACTATAGGCGTAGCTGAACTGTTACTGTTGTTCCGTCTTTGGTGCTGGTCGTGATTGTTAGTGATGAGGTTGTGGTTTCCACTGTCCACGGGTCCAATGTGGGCCACACACAAGGCGTTGCAAGGGGACTGTTGGACTCCTCGTGCTCGTTTCCTAGGCGGCGTTTGCACTGCGTCTTCCTTGGTGCTTGAGGACACAAGGGTGGAGGTCTGTGCGGGGGTGTATGTAGTAGATTCAGGAATGGATACTTCTTGTGTAGTGCTAGATACAGATGCAGGAGAACATATAACTGTGCTGCCATAACATACTTCCCAATGTTTGGTGCTCCCATACTTTTCTGCCTCTTTTACAAAGTTTACATAATATGTTTTAAATTGTCCACATGTGTAATATATACCCTTAGCATCTACCATACTATGCACCTTTACCCAGGTGTCATTGTCCTGCACATACACATCTGTCCATACCACATAATCCATTGTATTGTTTGCACAGCCATCAAATTTAACTTCTACAGTTTTGCCCCGTTTTTTAAAACAGCGTTTAGGTGGTGTTTGCCACATTTCATAACTTGTTTCTTGTAATGTCCACGGTTCCATACTATACTCAGTCCTTAATAATGATTCTAAATGCATTTGCATTTCAATGGCATTATGTCCTTTTGCTTCGGACACCTTTAATGGTGGCACTACTTGCATTCCTATGTGGCTTAGGCCCATTTGTTTTGCTTTATATAATAATACACTTTCATGTCTCATGCATTTCCAATGCAATACATGTTTGTGTAGGTCAGTACTGTTTTCTTCATAAAGTTCTAACAACTGTTCCTGGCACGCATCTAAACGCTTGGCTATTGCTTCCATCTTCCTCGTCCTCAGAATCCTGAATGTCTAGGCTTGACGACAGTCTTTCAAAAAAACATTTCCAGTTTGTATTTGACAGTTCATACACTGCATTCCCATTTCTGTCAAAAGGGAATGGATTTGGAAATGTAAATGTTGTTACTCTAGTATGTAAATACTTATATTTATCTTCTTTAGTAATATCTATGTTGGACGTTACTAGCAGAGGTGGACATTTAATTAATGTCAATGCTTTATGCTTTCTGTCAATACTCATAGGATTACCATCTAACAAATTTCTCATATATGTATCCATATATATCCAACATGGCTGTGTTGCATCATCTAACAATGCTACCTTAGCATCTACTAACGGTTGCAACCAAAAATGGCTGCTGGAATTTACATGACTAATAACTGTACCTCCTAGAAAGCTTATTAAACTCATACAAAAGTACGATTTCCCAGTATCTGGAGGGCCTACTATGGCTATGCAGTTTTTTTTTGGCGTACCGTGCAGCCATAATTTAAATTTAGTTAAAAAAGGAATGAATTCTATATTTTGATGTCGTAGGAATTGTACAATTGGTTTCCAATTTCCTGTGCCTTCTATTTTAGAACCCCTATGTTTTATCCATTGTTTTATAGACATCTTCCTCATTTCTGCATGTTTATAATGTCTACACATAGTTGCACAATCTTTCACATATTTTGCCTGCATATTGCTATTTAAAAATGCTCGTGCATTAGAATCAAAATCTCCCCTTTGTGCATATTCAAATGCAATTTCACTCTCCTCGCATATGTCATTATCATACGCCCACTGCACCATTTCTGTTAATTTAAACTGACTGTCTGCCAACCCGTGTTCAATAACTGTTTGGCGTGTTATCCATTCTGGTGCTTCCCCTATAACTGTACTGGCATTTGATATACCTGTACGAAACCAATACAGGGCTGCAACACCACTTTGTATTTTTGGTGGCTCTATTAACATTTGGTTTTCAGGTATATTTAATAGCGTTGCAAGTGTACGTGCAACGGTACTTCTACTTTTATTTACTTTAAATCTTAATAATACTAACAATACCATTCCCCATGCATTTGTTAGCCATTGTATATGTGCATATAAACTTAATGGCTCAATTAATTTTTGAAATGCCTCTGATATGCTATGATGTATACCAAACCCTGCTACCACCCAATCTAAACATGTTGTTTTATCACTTTTAAATGGCCTAATTAAATCTATAAAAGACAGCCCAAAGCATTCTTTAAACTTACCAAGTAATGCTGCCCGTAAATCTTTACATTTTAACAATTCCAATATTCCTGCTGTGCCTGCATGCTCCCGTACACTGTTTGTGGGCGCTTCCGCCTCTGTATGTTCCTCCCCCTCTATGTCCCTTCCTGTGTCCTTTTCCTGACCATCTCCCCCATTTTCCGGTACGCCATGTTTCTCTACCTGCGTTCCCGTTCCAGCTTCCACTTCAGAATAGCCATATCCACTGTCCGTTAGTTCCCTGGTTTGAAACAGCCGTCGCTTTACCTTTTTTGGCTGTCTTGTAAGTTTAATGGCGTCCAATCGTGGACTTATTTCACTTTCCACTGCCTCGGCTATAGTGTTTATAGGACTAACATATGGACTACCTAAATACTTTCGTTTTAGGTCCTGCACAGTCGCATAATGGGTGTCCGCCTCCTGCCTGTTAAACAATGCCTGTGCTTCCAGTGAATTGTGTGTAATATTGCTGTCATCAATAAAGTCCACCATGTCATACCCACTGTCCTCCACCTCCTCATCCTCATCGTCTGATATTTGTGTACCTGTTGGGTGTTGCACTATAGCTTCTACCATAAACCATCCTGTACACCCAGACCCCTCATTTTCTGTACCTGAATCGTCCGCCATCGTTGTTAGGTCTTCGGTGCGCAGATGGGACACACTATGTTTAGTGTTCCCAACAGAAGCTGTTGCACTTCTCTGATGTCTGTTTCTGTACACTGCACAACCAGTCGAACGTTGCTGTCACATCCACAGCAACAGGTCACTATTTGGAAATGTTGTTTTAAAGGTTGTGAATCTTGTCCGTCCACTTCGTCCACCTCATCTTCTGAGCTGTCTACTAATTGCTCATAGCAATGTAACCCTACAGGGTCTGGAGGTTGCAGGTCTAATACAATATCCTTTAGGGTAACATGTCTTCCATGCATGTTGTCCAGCAGTGTAGGCAGCGACCCTTCCACGTACAATTTAGCTTTATGAACCGCGCCTTGGTTAGTATATGTTTTACCTTTTCTACTTCACACAGCGGTTTGTGACACAGGTAGCACCGAATTAGCACGTCTAAGATGTCTTGTTTAGTTTCTTCTTCAACTGTTGTTGCATATCCAGCATAATCAAAGTGTCTATATTGGTTTATTTTTCCATGAAATTCTAGGCAGCACGCGCAGGCTGCATATGGATAGCCGCCTCGAAACAGGACCTTTAGGTGTTTATATGCATATGAATAAATCTCTGCTGTGGTCAGTGCATTCTTGCAAAACACACAATTAATTTGCAACGTATGCATAGATAGATTAAACGTCTTGCACAACTGGTCTATGGTCGTTGCAGACGTGGAGGCATTTGCACTTTCCATAATGCCTCGTTTGCTAAATTTTAGGGCTGGTTTATATACAACCGTTTTCGGTTGAACCGTTTTCGGTCCCTCCTATTTTTTAAACCAAGATTGTTATTAAC